CCCTAAATTATCTACCCAAGTTAATTCAGCAGGTTTTAAATCTCTAGCTTTTCCTTGTACTTTTTGAATTATATCAGTTGGTTTTATAGTATCAGTAAAATTTTGTATATCAGTTGGTGTTAATAAAGTTTTTTCTTCACCGTTAACTAATATAGTATCAAATAGTTTTACTTTATCAGCATCAATTTGAATATTTTTAAATTTAGTAGCTATATATTCTTTTACAAGATCTGCATTAACATTAGTATTATTTATTTCTCCTGTTGCAAGTATAGTTCTTAATCTACCATATAATGGGTCACTTTCATTGGGATTTTCTAATCCTTTATAGATATCATTTAACATGTCACTCCATAACATTTTACGTCCATTAGAGTCTTCAAATAATTGAATAACACCATGAGAAGGATTTAAAATACCTGCTAGACCTGATAATTTACGACGTAGAGTATCTTTATTTAATTTAGATAATAAATTAGTAGTAAATAAGTTAAATATACTACTATCACTAAATGGAATACCAATTGCTTGATTTTTTGATAAAATTTCAATTACATTTTGTGCAGTACTAATTTTATTTGCTCTAGAAAATTCACTTATAACAAATTTAGATAAATACTTATAAACTTCTTTACCAGTTTTATCAGCTAATACTTTATCAACTTCTTTTAAACTTTCTTCCATAATATCTGCTAATGCAGTATAAGCAGTTTCAGCATAAGTAGAAGTATATCCTAAAGCAGAAAGCATACTAATAATTTGTGTCATTTCAGTAATTTCAGAATCATCTGCTTCATGATTAGCATCCATTTGAATACCAAAATTAGTTGTATTTACTTTAAATGATAATAAATTTTCTGGACTTTTCCAAGTATCAACAATATTTACATTAGTAGCTCCCATTTTAACTGCAGATTTATTAGCAAGCATAGCAACTACAGAATCTTTTAAAGGCTGATTAAAAGTATTTTTAGATTGACTACCTATATTATTCATATATTCTGAAACAGCATTAATAGAAAGATCTCCCCATTCTAATTTACCATCTTTTAATTCCATAGAATATTGACCACCTAATGTATTCCATAAATCAAATACTGAATTTATATTTATAGGTTTTGTAATTATATTTCCATAAGGAACTCCAAATTCATCAGTTTTTTGACTAACAACTACATATTTATTTGTAGTATCAATTATATTATTAATATCTCTATTAAGATTAATATTAGTAATCTTTTCATAACCTCCATTCTTTTTTACAAAAAGACCTTCAGGATTATACTTATGTATAGCATCATCAATTTGAAATAATTCTTTATTTAAATTTTGTGTAAAATTTAAAGAAGAATCTAAAGGTTGATTATTCATTTTTCTCATAATTTCATAGAATGAATTTTCTGACTCTGTAGAATTTCTAATTAAACTATTTGTTATAGGAAATTGTGCAAATTTAAATAAAGATGAAAATCCATCTCCAATATGTAATCCTAATGGTTTTTTAGTACCTTTAATACCTGACCCAGGTAATGAATTATTTTCTAATACTGCAATAAATGGATTCATCCAAGCAGATCCATCATATCCATCTTGTTTTTTAAAATCTCCAGAATAATTAAATACTGGAAATGCTGCATCTTCTACAATTGAAACATTATATTTACTAGGAATACCATTAATTAATCCTTGCATATAAGGTTGTATAGTACCTGGATGACCAACCATACGTTTAGATAATACTTTATATCTCATAGAATTTTCAATATCTATATTCTCATTCATATTAACTTTTGCAACATATAGATATTCATGTTTTGTAGTTAAAGAAGAATATTGATCTTTAGTAAAATTAGTAAATTGAATAAATTTATCTATAAGAGGATTAATTATTACATCAGAACTACCAGATTTCAATTTTTTCATTGCTATATCAAATTGTTCTGATTGAAAATCAATTCCTACCCATTGTCCACTAAAATTCATAGCTATCGGATAAAATTCAAGTAATGTATCAAAATTACTAGTAGAAGTTGTACGATCAAAATTAACTTTTTCCTCTGGAGTAGTTAATGTTCCTCTAATTATTGCTAAATCTTGATTAAAATTATATGGATTAAATATATTATTAATATCAGTTAGTTTATTTAAATCTAATAAAGATTTTACTTTATTATCTAAATTCCATTTATCAAATGCTTCTTTAGTGCTATTATTTTTTACATAATCTAAAAAAGAATTATTTAATTGAATTTTCTTTTTACCTTTATCATTATAAACTACATAATGTAATCCTTCAGTTAATTCAATCCCTGGATTTTTTAATAATAATTTATAAATATCAGAATATTCTAATTTAGCTAATTTAGTATTTAATGCTTTAGTCCCGCCTGGAAGTTTACCTATTAAAGTAGTCCAAGTATTCATCATTCTTTTATTTAATTCAGTAAAATAAGTATTATTATAATAATAATGTAAATGTTCTAATTCTTTAATAGATAAATTTTCTAATTTAGTTTTTACATTTGTTATAATTTGAGTATTTAATTTAGCTGTTTTTCCTTCAAATTTAAAATGTAAGCCATCTTTTAAACCTAATGCTTTTAATTCCTGCATACTTTTGCCAGATAAAAAAGTATTAATATTTTTAATAGTATCATCAAATTTAGAAATTTTATAATTAGTATTATCAATTTTCACACCTAATTTAGAATAAGCATCAACAATAATATTTGTAACTAATTGACCATTAATGGCAACATCTGTATTTATAGAAACTTGTTTTAAAGAATCAGTTGATTTATCTGAATAAGGAAAAGGTTGAACTACAACACTTTTATTATTTAAATAACTACTTAAATAATCAGCAAAGAATGCTGAAAAAATGCCTTCTTCTGCTGTAAATTTAGCTGAATTTTTACCAGTATCAGATTCTTCTGAAGTTCCTTCTAATCTAATAATAGTATTTTTTAATAAAGTTGGATTAGCTGCAAAGAAATTTTCATCAGGATGAACATTATTTTCAATAGTATTTTTATCATTTGCAGTAAAACTTGTTTGTCTATATAAAGGTATCTCACTACCTTCACTGTTACGAATGCTTTGAATTGGTATATACATTAATGTATCTACATATGCATTTGCTAAACTATTATAATTAGTATCTTCACTAAATCTATTATTAATATCAGCAATAACTGTAGGATTATTATCTCCATTCATTTCAGTTTGAGTATCTTTTGCTATAGAATTAGTTAATTCTATAACTTTTTTAATAACTGCTACTGATTCCCATTCAGCACCTGATTGTTTTTGTTTACCAATAGCTTTATATAAACTATTAGTTAATTGTATACCTGTTAATTTTAAAAAATATTTTTTAAATTCAGAAGTTCTTAAATCATTTATATCTAAATTAGTAACTGCTTTACTAGTTCCATTTATATACACTTTATGATCAGCATTATATAAATTATCAAATGCTAGTTTATATTTATCTGGACTAATTGGATCAGGTACTTTTAATATAATTGTAGACCCAATTAAATCTTTTACAACACTAGTTACTTTTTGATAATTACTAAAATCCTTAATTTCTAAAGTATTATTATTATACACACCATAACTAGGAGAAAATACTTTATTTATTTCGAAAGCAAATAATGCCTCAATATTCATAATATTAGTAGTATTTCCAGATAGTTTATAATTACTATCTAAAAAGATATCAGCTACACCATGATTACCATAAATATAATTTTGTAAAGAATATGCAATATCTGCATTCTCTTTTAATGCTGTATAATTATTATAATTTTTTAAATAATGTTCTAATAATTTTGTAGGATTAGAAGAAAAAGATTTATTTGTATTACCAAATTCTAATTGTTTAATTAAAGCTGCAAAATTGTATAATCTACTCATTCCAAAGTATTGTCCATGAATTCTTTTACCTAATTTATCATATAATGGAATATTGTTAGTAAAAACCTTAATTAAGTTTGAACTAACTAAACTAGCAGCTTTTGTAGAATGATTATCTTTTTTCCAATATTGTGTTTCAATAGATTTTTCATCAAAACTATATTTTGTTCCATTCCCATTTTCTAAAAATCCTTTATATCTATAATCAATTTTTACAATACTAGAAAATGTATTACTTACTAAAGCATCAAAATTATTCAAAGTTACAGCTGCATTATAAGCATCTAAATGATGTCTTATCATTGTATCTTGTAAATCTTCAGTAAAAAATGGAGAAAAATTATCTACTGCAAATTTAGATAATATATCATTATAATTTACAATTTCTTCTGTTAAATTACCAACTTCATCATATAATGGTTTAGATTCTAAACCTAAATAAGTTTGTAATGTATTATATAATTTATTTTTTAAATCTACTATATAAGCATTTAATTTATCCTCAGTATCAACAATTTGACTATCTTTTTTATTCATTAAAGAAGCTTCAATCATATTATTATTAAATTCATTAATAAAATAATTATATGCATTAGATTTGTTAGTAAATAAATTTGCAACATTATCTTTAATAGTTAATTCTTTAGATGTTGATGCTTTAGTTTTAGTTAAATTCTCTAATTTAATATTAAATATATTTTTATCAAAGTATAACTTTTTTTCAGCAGTTTGATTATAATCTTTTACTGCTGATTTTATTGATTGAAGATAATCATCAATATCCAAATATTCATTTGTATTTAACTCTTCTTCAAGGTCTGTTTTAAGTGCTAAAAGGGGAGAATATAAATCTCCCCCTTTTGCTATCACATCTACTACAGATTCTTTTAAAAAATCTATTGTATATCCTTTTTTTGATACTGTGCAATTTGCCATTTATTTATTATTTTTATTTTTAACAATCTTTTAATTTTAGATCTAATGTTAATTCATTAATTAAATCCATTTTTACTTTTCTAAGTCTAGCATCTTTTACTTCTTCACCCATAACTTCTTGATAATTTTGTATACCTTTTAAAAGTGGATCAATTAAAGTACTAAATGAGTCTTTAACATTTTTAATAACTTCTTCTATAGGTGTTTCACCAGTAGGTTGGAAATTACCATCAACTACATTTAATTTACTTAATATATTAGATAAATCAGTTTTATAATTCATTAATTTTTCATAGAAATCTCCATAATAAATACTTTTGTAATAATTATTAATATCTGCAATATTAAATCTTGAAGTTAATGCAGGAATTAAATTATTAGTTAAATTATTTTCAATAGCTTTATTAGATAAATTATTTATATAATTAGTTTTTTCATCTACATTTGGTGGTAAAATTTCAGGTAGAAGTATTTCTGGATTTTTATTTAATTTAGATATATAAGGTTCTAATTCCTCATTTTTAAATATACGGAATTGTTCTAATGTTGAATTATCATTACTATATTGAATCCATTTATCAATCATACTTTGTGTATCAGTTGATACATATTTAGTTACAAGATTATGAATCTGTGTATCTGTATACGGTTCTATTGATAAATGATAACTATCATCAAATTTATTGATTAGATGTATATCATAAACTCCAGTAGGATTAACATTTATTCTAAATTTTTGTCCAGATTCTCCTGTAACATAAATATCTAAATCTCCTTGAGTACTAATTTCTGCTTTTGTTATGTAATTATCAGTTCCAGAATTATTATTAACAATAGGATTTACTGGAATATTTAATACTTTTTGATTTATATTAATATTACTAAAATCTACTACATATCTAGGCATTTCAGGTATAATATTCATTTCAAAATATTTTAAATCATCAATACTAATACCTAACATATCTTCTGTTATACCTAATGAATAAGGTCTTCCATTATAAGCATAAACTAAATCTTGACCATTTTTAGATGTTAAAGAATTTTTAATAGTTTCTATTGTATCTTTAAAAATTTCTTTATCAGAAGATTTATCCATTGCATCTAAAGTAGTCATTATTATTTGGCCAACATTAAATTCTGGAAAAGCTAATACATTATCTTTTATATATTTAGTAAATTCTGCAGGAGAATTAAATTTATTTAATAAATCTAACTCACCATTAATTTTATTAATTTTAGTTGTATTACCAGCATAAAATTTATTAATTTGAGATTTAAATAATTCAACAATTGATTGCATATTATTTATATTACTAGATTTTATATTATAAAACATCTCAAATCCAGTATATTTGCTAAATAATTTACTTACATTAAAAGAATAATTATTATTAATATTTTCAAATTTTTCTTCCTTATCATATAAATTATCTTTTATTTCTTTAAATTCAGATGTTAAATCTTCATATCCTCTAGTTTTTGGAGTTAATACAATAAGTTTTTTAAATTCATTTCCATTTTCTCCACTAAAAGATACAATTACATAAGGTCTAGACCTATAACTTGCTAATGTATCTGCATCAATTCTATATTTTGGATCGCGATTATAACCATATTTTAATATAGTTTGTTCTATAGTTTGATCATTATAAGAATCATTTTTATATACATTTAAACCTCCAAATATTGGAATAGTTTCAATTCCATTTGTAATTTGTGTCTCAATTTTAATATCAGGGTGAAGTATTTGTAAACTATCGGCTGATATATTTTGTGATGATTCAATAAATCTTAAACCAGATGTAAATTTTCTAACTATGTCACCATTAAAATCTAATTCTATAATAGGATTTTTATTAGTTGTAGATTGGTCAGTATCATTATTTAATAATGTAGTATTAACTTTTTTATTCATACTACTAAATAAATCTATTGTTTCTTGGTCTACTATACCAGTTTTAGATGTAAAAGATTTTGTTAAAGTATCTAATGTTGGTAATGCACCTATTGTTATATAACCTACTTTATTATTCTCTAAATTTAATTTTAAGACTAATCTAAGAAATATATCATCTCCAATATTTCCATCCCCTGTTAAAGTTTTAGTAGCATCAAATCCAGCTTTAAATCTAGGATCATCTATATTATTTATATATCTATTTCCAACAACTTTTATATTAGATTTCATTGAAGATATTAATAAATTTACATCTGTAATACCTAACTTAGACATTAAGTCTGTAAATTTAGATTCTTTTATTGAATCTCCAATTAACAATTTTGTTAAAATTTCTTCATTATCGTAATACAAAGATACTATATTTTTAAATTCTATAAAAGTATTTACTAATTTTGAATCAAATAAATCTCCATTGTTATGACTAAGTAATTGTAAGTTTTCATTTCCAGTTTGTTCTAATAAATGTTGATGTTCATCAACTGGTACAGACAAATGATTATAAAAAGCATGAATCATTAAATTATTCTTTCGTTCTTCTGGCGTTAGATTTTTAGTAATTCCATCTGTATCTGTCTCTGCAGTTTCTTTTTTACCAAAATTATTCACTATAACTAATGGATTTTTTAATTCATCTAATTTATCTTGTAATTTTTTATCTACAATAGGTTGTTGAGTAGTTATAGGATTTTTTACAACTGGAGTAATAGTAATTGTTGGGATATAGTCTTTGATTCCCATATCTACAAAATCTTTTTTTCTTAATTCTTTAACATCATTTATAATCTTTTCTCCTAATCTTCTTTCTGAAGTATAATCTTCTTTTTTATTTTTAATATTAAATTGATTTAATATACCATTTTTATCAAGAATTAAAGAACCTTGAAAAGCTCTACTACCTAATGTATTCATATCTTGAAAGAAAGTTTCAATCCTATTATTAGAATTTATAGTTAAATCCTTATCAATAATCATAAATTCTTCTTGGTTACCTTGCATTGGATTAGTACCATTATTATCCGATGAATAGAATATATAATGATCAGGAGTAATACCAACTTTTGCTAATTGAATAACTAAATTATCATCTATTTCTCCTTTATCAGTAATTATTCCTACTTTTGCAGTTGGATTATCAATTAAAGTTCTATCTAAAGCTTCTTTTATAGTTGTTAAATCTTCATCAGTAATAGAACTTACAATTTTCCCACCATTAAATACATTTTTATCTTGAAAATAATTTAAAGTAATATCTAATTCATCTAATCTTTTAACAGCATTTTCTTGATCTAATTCAGGATCTAAACCAGGACTCATTGCTACTGCTCTAATAACACTACTACTAGCTAATGCAAGTTTAAAATTATTATCATGTTGATGAATATTAGATGCTCGTATAGATGATGTAAGAACAGGAGAATTTAAAGTAAATATTCTATTTAAATTAAAAGAATTATTATTAATCATTGCTCCATTTTGAGTTTTATCTCCAAATATAATAAATGGAAATCCAAATTTCTTTGAAATATTAGCAAATAATGCTAATTCTAAACTATTATAATGAGTACCTTCATCTAAGAAAATAGCTTTTGGAGTATCTAATTTATTTAGATATTTATAATTGATTTGATTATTTTTTAATACTAATGTAGTATTGCCATTTATTTCAACTTCATCAAAGAATTTATAAGTTTTCTTATTACCAAATGATACTGTTTTAATCTCATTTTTAAAATCTGCATAATTAAATTGTAAAAATTTATTAAAGATTTCTTCTGTTGTTTTAGTTGTTTGATTTAATTTTTTAACTTCATCCTCTGAAAAAGTAGATAATAAAGAATTTTGTAATCCTTTAGTTTGCGTTGCAGTTGGTGAACTTATAATAATGTTTGATTTTGCATCATCTTGTAACATGTATTTTAAAATAAATTGCCCTACTACTGAAGTTTTACCTGATCCAGCAACACCTGTAATTGACATAAGATTAAATGCACCAGGTTTAAGTTGTGATTGTTCTCCATTAACTTTTCTATAAATTAATTCTTGAGCTTCATAAAATAATTTAGGATTTTTAACTAATGCTAAAGCTATTTTTGCTGCATATTCTTGTCCATAAAAAGGAGCATAATTAAATTCAGGAGATTCTATAATACGTTTATTTCTTTCTTGTACTTCTGTAGAACGTAAAGAAAGATTTGTTAACATATTTATGAATATATCATATTGTGATAGAACTTGTGTAGTAGAAGAAATTCCATTACTATCCCCATTAAATACTGCATTAAAATCAAAATCTTTAAAAATTTCTTCTAATCCAGCAGCATAATTTTCTGGAAGAGTGTCTTTGAAATTTTCAAAAATACTATCTTGACATTTAAGTAATTTAGCTTCTTGACTTATCGGAAGATTTAAAATAGTATCTTTATCTGCAATTAATGGTTTACCTTTGTATTGAAAATCTTGCTTATCTAATAAATCTAAAAATAATTTATCCATATTTTCTCTAGAAAGTATGTGTTCTTTTGCTTTAGATTCAGTATTAGAATTAGATAAATCTTTTAAGAATACTAATTTAGATAATAAATTATTTAAATCTGTATTAATTAAAGAAGCATCTTCTGATTTTATTATTGCATAATTGTCTAAACCTGTAGATTCTTTATATTTTTTAAGATAATTTTGCATAGCATAATTAAAACCATACATAGTTTCTTTACCATCTATTAATGCTCCTTGTTTAGTATACATACCAGTTAATATAGATTTAGCCATTTCAATAGTAGTTATTGCACTATTAATTTGTCCTAAAGTAAAATCTGATTTTAAATAATCATCTATAATAGACATAGATAACAAATTATCTTCATCCTCTAATATATTAAATACAGTTTTTGAAGTTCCTTTATCTAATTTTAATTGTAATTTTCTTAGAAAATCATATAATGGATTAGCAATAGCAGTTTTCTTTGAAACATATTTATCAAACTTATCAAAAGTATCATTTAATTTAAATTGATCATCTATATAGTTATCAATAGTTTTTTGACTATTAGTTAATTCACCTAATAAGTAATCATTTTCACTTAGTGGATTTATTTCACTTTTAAATTTATTTTTTATAAATTGTTTAAGTTCACCTTTAACTTCTGCCACAGCTTCTGAATGAGTTTGTCCTGCATCAATTTTTTCTTGTAATCTTACATTTATTGCACTACTATCATTAAATTGAAAATCAGTAGAAGTAGGATCTGGAATAGTAGCTTCAGATATAATACCTAAAATATTATCTAAACTCATATCTCCAATATTAGTTTGTATAGTTGGAGATTTCAATTCATTATTTAATGATTTTTTACTTTCATTAAAAGATGCTGTTAATTTTTTATTAATACCTATTAAAACTTCATTATCAATTGTACTAACTTTACTTTCAGATAAAGCATTCACTAACATTTTTAATTGAAAATCAAATTTTTGTAATGGTTTATTGTAATTTTGTAATGGTTTATAATATTTATCTTGTAAAGCATTAAAATTAGTTCTAAATGCAATAGCTTCTGGTGAAGCAGTAGCAATATTTTCAGGAGTAGTTTCTAATAAATATTCTTTATTATTACCTTCACTAATAATATTTGCAAAGAAATCTTTAACAGTATCTTGTAAAAATTTCACATTCATCTCTTGCATTGGTATTTGTTGTACAAAAGTTTTATATTTTTCTGCTATAGGATCATTTGCAGGATCAATTACTATACTATTATCAATTAATCCTTCTTTACCTAAATATTCATTAATATCATAATCAAACATATCATTTACTGAGAAGTTTTTCAAGTTATTATTAGCAGCAGATTTAGAAATTTCTCTAAATGCCCCATTATTTGCTTTAAAATTTTCTACTAAATCAAATTGACCAGTTAAATTATATAAATTTTTAAATGCAGCAGAGCGAACATCTTTATATTTACTTTCTGCATATTCTTTAATTGTATTTGAAAATATACCTTGTGCATTTTTATATGCTCCTAAAATAGTATCTAAATTAGAAACAATATCTGGATTTTTAATATATTCATCAAAATTAGTTGTTACAGATTTTTTTGTAACTCCAACACCACTGTCAGGTAAATCAAAATAACTTTTATCATAATTAGCTTGAGTATATTGCTCTTTATTAAGTGCAATAAAAGGTTTATGCATATCTGGAATTAAATACAATAAAGATTTCATTAAATAATCATCTGATTTATCACCATTTGTTATTTCTTGAATTGATAATCTTTTTTCATCTAATTCAGCTTTTTTTAATGCAATTCCAGTAGCACCTTCTGCAGTAACTGGTGCACTTTCTAAATCTTTAAGTTCAGATCTAAGTTGTACTATTTGACCAGCTGTTTTATTAAAATCACTAATAATTAATTTATCAACACCAGATTTTTCTAATTCTGGAATCATATATTGATTTAATAATGCCTTATTAAATAAAGATGTATCATCTACTTTTAATCCTTCTTGATTAAAAATACTATCTAAAGTTTTTATATATTCTTTTGTACCATCTACAATTAAATCTGCATGAGTTTTAGCATCACCTGCTGCATTAAAAATTTGTTTACCATCTATTGTAGTAGTACCAGTTGCTAAAAATTTATTACCTACATACCCTCTCATATTTTCAGCCATAGTAAGTGCTTCATCAGTTTTACCATTAGCTATCATTGAATACATTGAATATTCATCTTCAGGTTGTGCAATACCACCTTTAAACATTGGTTCAATTAATTTTTCATTCATTTTAAACATAGGTCCTCCAATCATACCTCCAACTAAGTTAGAAACATAATTTTCTAATCCTGCTTTTGAGAATACAGTATCCCACCCACCAAATGAACCTTGTTTTTTAGTTAATCCTAATGAACTAGCAACATCTATAGCTCCTTTTGTAGCATCCATAACCATTTGTTCAGTTACTTCTTCTACACCTTCAATCATAGATACTTCCCAATATCCTCTTAAACCACCATTTGATGCTTCATTAAATACATTATATAAAGCATTTTTACCAGATGTAATTGCTTTTTTAAGTACATTTTGACCTAATATTGGATTAGATTCTAATAAATTAGTTCCTTCAGCAATTTTATCCATTACTGGCATTAAAGCTTTTTTAACTAAAGATCTATTAGTTTCTTCAGAAAAACCAACAGTTTTATCTAAAAACCAAGTAGACATTTTATTATTCATCATAATTCCATATTGTCCAGCAGCAGCTAATCAAAATGCAGTACCTGCTGTACGTCTATCATACCCACCTTTAATAGCATCAGAATAGACATCAGTTGAGGTTGTTAATGCCATATATCCTAAAGATAATGCTTTAGCAATTTCAGATTGTTTTTCCCCCATTGCTTTCATTGCTGGATTTAAATTTACAGCATCTTTATATAATTTAACAGCATCTACAGTTTTGCCCTCTGCTTCTAATGATTGTAATTTACCAACAAATGCTCCTTGAAATCTTGCCATTTCTTCTGCTTCTGTTTTACTTAAACTTGTTGATTTAAATAAATTAGATAAACCTGCCATAGCTCTTTGTTCATAAATTTGACCAAATACACTTGATACCATTCCCCCAATTTGTTCATAATTAAACATACCTTGAGATCCTTCATCAGAAGTGCTAGTACCAAATTTACCCATAAAACTTTCAGTTTTATTAGCTAAATTCCAAGCTCCTGATTGTTTATTAATATCATCTTCACCTGTAAGAATACCTTCAATTGATTTATATAATACTGGCATAGCAGATGCTAATCCTACAGCAGCAGAAAGACCACCATATATATTATTAAAACCTTTATAAGATATTAAAAATGGAGCAATTTTTGCAGCAATTTTAAATGTAGTTCCCCAAGCACTTTTATTTTTACCATCAGAGTCAAAAAAATCTACACTATTTAAAAATTCACCATCTTTAGTTAATAAATCTAATGAATTAACAGTTTCTTTTCCATAGATTTCTCTATTACCTAAAGTTTCTGTGTAAAAATTACCTGTAGGATCAATTTTATATTCACCTTTTTTATGAGATACTTGTCTGCCTGTATCAGTATCCATATGTTTACCATCTTCATCATACTGTGCATATACTAAAGTATCTTTATTAAATATACTTCCTAATAATCCTAAATCATTTGCTGATTTATCTGTAAATTTACCAGTTTCTGTATCAAATATTTTACTATTTTGAGCAAGTTCTCTAACACTTCAATTAGATTCTGTAGTACCATACATAGAAGTAATACCCTGTTGTGTATGATATGGATTTTTAATTAATTGTAAACCTACTGATAAATCTTGTTCTTTAGCTCCCACTGGTTTAAATCTACTATCAGGTGCATATTCTGCATCTTTTTGTAAATTTTGTATATAACTTGTATCAGTTAATGATTTAAAGTTATTTGCAGCAGTTACATAAGCATTTTGAAAAGCGGCATTATTAAAATTACCTTTATCATCTGTAAAAGTTTTCTTTGCAAAACTTGTCTCTTTATATTCATCCATTGGTAATAAAGCTGTATTATCTGGAGTTACCCCAGCTTGGGATAACTCTAATAAATTTGCTTGTGGATTTAAAACTGTAGAAACGAACATATCGTTCGGTTTTTGTATTTCATTCATATTATTGGTGTAAAATGTCTGCACCTGTTCTACCTGTAGCAGAACTTGGTTGTCGTTGTATATCTTCGAATAATGTATTTGCATGAACAACACTTCCATGTCCTTCATAAGCAGATACTGTATTTTGTGCTCCTTGTAAAATAGGCATAAATATTGGTGCTTGTACTATTTTATTTGATGTAAATGTAGGTGCTGCTGGAAAAGTTAATTTATATTTATTATAAATTCCTTGCAACATTGTTGTTACTCCTTTTTGTTCAGATGAATCTACTGTATGTGTATAATCATTATTTAATGCGGATGCTACTCCATTTGTACTATAACCATGAGTTACAATAAAAGGTTTTAAATATTTAGTAGACATAGTTGTTAATTTACCATCTGTACCTAATTGAATCCCTTGTAAACCATATTTAGCATATTCAGCATTTTTTTGTTCTGGAGTTGTTAATCCTTTTGAAGCAATAGATTTTTCAGCAGATTCAAATTGTTCTAATGCTTTTAAATTAGGATGTCCATTTACATCTACTGGAACCATAGTTTTAATTGCTTCACCTCCACCATATATAATTTGATCTTTTTCATACGGTTTAATTCCTTTATCTCCAAAAAACATATTATTTTGATCAACAGCTACCCCTAAACCACTATCTAAAACTCTACCTAAAGGAGCCATTGGTAATGGTTTACCATTTATATCTGGTAATTTACCAATCATAGATCCTTTTAAAATCATACCATAATTAGATTTATCAGGATTTATTAAACTCATTGTAGTAGTGTTCAAATCCCCATTAATAATTTGTTCCATTGGAGTTTGATTATAAGTTTTTTCTGCAGTTCCTTTAACTCCAGTTCCTAATTTTGATATATCTGCTTCATAACCTATATTAGAAGTATGTTTATCATTAGTAAAGGATTCAAATGCAACTGCAATAAGGTTTTCTGGAGAAGCACTTGTACCATTAACAATAGCCCTAGCTTTTAATAAATTAACTGCATTAGGGGACATAGTTGCTAAAATATAAGCTGAAGCATCTTTTATATGATTTCTTTGAGTTTCATTTTCAGTTTTAATATTTAGGATTCCTTCATTACCCATTTTATTATACATTGTACTTAATTGTTTAAGACCCTCTGTTTGTGATTCTGTAGGTTGTTTCCCACCTAAAGATGTTACTCCTTTTTGAAAAGCATTTTTATAATAATCACTACCACTTTGATACCTATTAGATTCAGTAGTTTCTGATCCTAATTTTTTAAGTACTTCTACAATATGATCAGAAACTTTATCAATACCAATTGCATTTTGTACAGTAGATATGATAGTTTTATCAAACGATAATTTAGTATCATACCGTCTTGCTTGACTTAAATCATTAACACTTAAAGCTTGGTATTTATCTCTATTTTTAGCAAAATCCCCCATACTAACAGTTGATAAAGAACCTTCTGAATCTCTAACATATAATCCTCCAGTAGAAGTAACTGCTAATTCATCTAAACCTCCATTTTCATATGCTTTAGTAGTAGCTTCACCCATTAATTTAGAATTAGTAATTATTTGATTACCTTTTGCTGCTAAATCATATAATTTATTAGTATCAAAACTAGATGTAAAAGGCCCACTATTTTCAACTTGTTTCAATTGTTTTAAAAATGTTTCAACTTCATTAGGCATACCAGTTTTAATAATTTCATTTATTACTTCTTTTGAAAGTAAATCTGTACCACTTTTTTCTTCAGTTTTTGCTGGAGCACTTTGTTTAGGTGCAGTCTGAGTTTGTGGATTATAGTCAAAAGGTTGGTATGACACGAATGGCATACCTCCCCCTTGTTGTAATTTTTGTATATTGAATTTCATTATTTAGTTCCTAATACTGTTTTTAATAACATTAATTTTTCTTTAGATAAACCATCCAATACTTTAGAAGTATTTTTATCAGTTCTATCTAATGTTGTTTGAAAATTTTTATCTCCGTGTTCTTTATCTTTTTGTTTTAATTTCAAAATTTCAATTTCATATTTTTGTCCTGGAGTTATAGTATCTACTGAACCACCTTTTTTAAATTTTGCAGGTGTATTTCCAAATGTAGGAAATCAATTAGGTTTTTTAATTGTATACCCAGTAGGATCATAATATTTATTAAGACCTTGTGAACTTATATCATAAGTTTCCATAGCTCTTTTTTGTGTATTAGATAGATTTCTGTTTAATTCAGTCATTCTATTAGTATATGCATCTCTATTTACTGCATTTTTATTAGATTCTCATGAATAATATCCATAATCTCCAGGTTTTAAACCTTGTTGTTGTTCTTGCCAAGTTTTATATTCTGGTGTATTAACTACATTTTCTCCAGATGTTCCATATTCAAAATCAAATTTATCTTGTAATGGTTTTAAACTAGTTTTATATGTATCTATTAAACCTTGTTTTTGTGCATTTATATCATACTCATATTTAACTATATTTCTATCAGTAATTCTTTTAGATGTAGCATCAATAAATTTAGTAAGATTAGCATAATCTTGCATCCTTTTTCCAGCAACTAAATTACCAATAACACCTCTGTATGCTGACATTGTAGCAAGATTTTTATTAGCAGTTGCATTTCTTAATTGTGCATTTTCATTTGCAACAGCATTGGCATTTTGTTTATTTTCTTCTTGAACTCCTCATGCTTTTTCAGTACCTTGTGTTCTAATTTCATTTGCTTTAGTTGCACCTTCTAAATTAGATGCTGCTTGTAAACTAGCATTTGAAGTCATTGGTTTTGAAGCTATTCTTTGTGTTTCTACTGCAGTTCTATTAGTTTGTTCTTGAATAGGTAACCAATTTTTATCTACAGTAGCTTTTTGAAATGGAGTATCTAATACTGGAGTAAGATGTTCTATAGCTGTTTGTAAATTTTGTTTATTAGTTGCTTGCCCTGCTAAATATTTTATAGGTTCTGCAATATTTGGTATAGTTAAATTATTACTTACTGGAGTTATTGCAGTTGGTTTTATAAATGTATTAACTAATGGATTTTTAGTAGTGATCAAAGATTTTTTTCCAACAACAGTTACTTCTGGTAAAACTTTCCCAGGTACTAATGCAGGTGCTTTATAAGTAAATGAAGTTGCATTTGATGCATTACCTGCTATCCAGTTAGCTTTATTACTTTTATTTATATCATCTTTATATAGTGGAGATTCCCAAGGATTATAATCATTTGTTGGAGTTCTTTGAAATTTTAATATTCCAGAATTTTGAAACATTGGTATTAAACCACCTTGTTTTAAACTAGGTTTAATTTTTCCTGTATCTTTTAATCTAGTCATTGCTTCTTTAGCTTTAGTCTTATTAATTTTCTTTTGAGAAGCACTAACTTCTGGTAAAGGTTTTCTTTCTTTTCTAATTGTATCTTCTTGTGGTTGTGATACTTTTTTTGTTTCTATACTTTCAGGTTTTACTTCAATTGGTTTTTCAATTACTATAGGTTTTGTTGTAACAGGTGTTTCTTTTGTTTCTACTAAATCTCGTAATTTTTTTAATTTTGCATCAGATTCATCCATACCTAATTTATATGTATTTTCACGAGCATTAATTTTATTTATTGCTTTTTGTTGAAATTTTTGAGTATACCAAGATCTAGGATCTACTTCTGTTTTAAGAACTCTTTCATTAGGATCATATTGTTCTTTAGTAGTATTAACACCTAATTTACTTTTTATAGAAGATGTCCTATCTACAGTTGCTGTATTTTTAGCAGCTTCTAAAGCATCTACTTGTTTAGTTAATTCAGCAATTTTAATTTCATTTTCTGGTGAAGGTTGAGTTTTTAAAGTTTCAATTTCAGATAGTTTTGGAACTTTTTGTAAATCTAGATGTGCATCAATATCCACTTTAGGATTTTTCATATCTTTAATTAATACTTCTTTATTAACTCCTTCAGGTAATCCTTTTAAATTAACTTTTGATCCAACTTCAGATGCATTATTTATCTCTCCTTTTGCAATATTTGTACCTGCACCTCTTAATGCTCTATTATATAGACCTTTTCCAGCCATTACTCCATAAAGTAATCCTTTTGCATCATTTGCAGAAATATTTCCTAAACCTCCTTTAATATTTTCTAAAACATCATTTCCCTCTTTATCAGATTGATTATATCCAGTTGTAATATCTTGAATAGTTTGTTTACCTGCTTGATATCCACCATATAAACCTGTACCTACTAATCCAGTTCTACCAACAGTCCCTAATAAACCTAATGCATTTGGATTTGCAATAGAAGCTACTTTATTAGCAGCTTTTATTATTGTAGGCATTCCATGTTTCTCAGCTAATGTAGATCCAGTATTTACAACTTTTTCAGCTATTGTACTAGCTTCTCTCATTTTTTCTACACCTTCTAAAGCTTTTTCAGCTTCAAGTACTTTAGCAGTCTTAATTCCACCTGATACAGCTTTTTCTGATGTAATAACTGCATTAGCTGCTTTTTCAATTTTAGCTAACTCTTCTACAGTTTTTATACCATGTGCCACTTTTGCAGATTCTAATGCTGCTTTACTAGCTAATTTAGTAGCTCCACCAATTCCAGGTAATAAAGATAAAGCTGTAAATCCTAAATTCATACCTAAATTCTTTACAATTTCTCCTGTATCTTTACCCCTCATTAAATCAGAACCTAAAGTAGCACCAGTAGCTACTAATCCCCCTATTGCCCCAACTCCTGGTATAAAACTAGCAGCATCACCAGCTAAAGATAATGTATCTAATGCACCAGCACCTGTTCATTTATTCGGATCAAGTAACTCATTTACTGTACCAGTACCAGATTCTGGTGTATGTGTTATATTAAATGCTTTATTCTTTTGTAAATTATATTTATCTGCATTTGCTTGATTTGCAGCATTAAATGCTTTTACTTTTATATTATAGGCTTTACGAGCATTAATTTTATCAAGTAAAGTTTGATGTGCTAAAGCAGTATTAGTAGCAGTCAATGCATTTGCATCTGCTGTAGCCTGTGCTGTTGCATCTGCTAATCGTTTATTTTCTACTTCTGTTGTTGTAGGTTGTAATAAATCAGATAACTCAGTATTTAATCCTAAATGTCCAGCTATTTCAGCTAAGCGTTTATCAGTAGCTCCTGGTATTTCAGTAATATATTTATCTGCATCTCCATTTTTTAATTTTGTTGCAGTTTCTTCATCTAATCCTAAAACTTTTTTATCTCCAGAATTTTTAAGATTTGTTAATTCTGTAACTATTGCTTGTTTTACTCTAGCTTTTTTTGCAGTTGGGTCTATAGTACTTCACCCAGTTTTAAATCCTTCTTCTTTATTTCCATAATCATTATGAATAATACTCCCAATAATTGAATTAAAACGATGATATTTATCATCTCCTGTAGTAGTTGTAGATGTAGGTGATTGTTTATTTAATTCAACAGATTTATTAAGAAAATTATAAAATGCTTCATTTTCAAATTGTTGCGATTTTGATTTATCACCACTATCTAAAAATTTATTTAACCCTGTAATTCCATTAACTTGTACAGGAGCTGTAGTAAAATTTGGATTTTCATTTATAACTGTAGAGTTTTGTAAATCACCTATTCTTTTATTTAAATGTTCATCAATATCTTTATATTGATCAGCTTGTCCAAAACCAGTTACATTATTTTGAGCAGTTGTTTTTAGATAATCTTTATAACTATTTATTAATGAATTTTTATCAAAATTAACTCCTTTATATGTAATACTATTAGTATCTATAGGTGGTGTTGGTGTAGTATTTGAAATACCCCCTCCTTTTTGTAATTTTTTAATTTGTGCCATGTTTATAACTTAATGTGAAAAGTTGTTTTTGTTTGGTTTTGTTTAATACTATATTTTGTACAGTTGTTTCTTTTAAATTTAATTTTACAGAAACATCTTTTTTAGATTCAAAGATTTCTATATCTCCATTAGGGTAAATACATTGTATAGGTTTTTTTATACCCACATTTCCATTTTTTTGTGAAAAAATATCTTCTTCATTATCATATTCCCATTCAAATCCTTTATGTACTTTTCGTCTTCCAGAACAAACATCTCTTATAGATGATGGGTTAAATCCTCCTTCTTTTTCAGCTTCTTTAGAAGATTTTCAGAGTTTAATTAATTGATTATTTTTTAATTGTCTTACCGGTTTTGACATTTTTCCAGTAATATCTTCATGTGTTATTTGTAATTCATTCATACTATTTTTTAAATTGGTTCTCAGTTGAATAATAAAAAAAAGGGATTTCTCCCTTTTTTCTTATTTTATTCTACTAATAACACCACCTTTTCTTTGGTAAGTAGGTGCTGGTTGTGGTTGTTCCCCACCTGCACCATTAGCTCCACCACCTTGGGCTTGTTGTACTAATTGCACTAAAGCTTGACAAACTTGTAATGCCATATTAGGATCTTTAGCTTGAACTGCTTGTGCAGCAGCTTGTACAATTTGCATCATAGGATCTTGCCCTTGTTCTGCAGGAGCCCCACCTTGATCTTGAGCACCTTGTGCAGGAGCAGCAGCTTGATCGTCTGCTGCAGGAGCAGCTCCACCTTCTTGGTATTTTTTAACTTTGAAATTCATAATTTAATTTTTCTTTAAAGATTTATTGATATATATTGTTGCAAATTTACTCATATTTTTTGTAATAAAAAAGATATTAACTATTTTTTATAGGAAATATATTTAGGATTACCATTCTTATCTTTTGTACATCTTAATGCTTGTTTTCTATTTAATCTATGTGAATCATAACTAACATGCACTCAATCAGGAGATTTTGTTGTTCCATATTCTCAAATTAATTGATCAAAATCAGTATGTTCAAGTAAATAAGTAAATAATACGTCATTACCTAATTCAGGGCATTCAATATCAGCAGCTGCACCATTATTTGCACAATGTTGTGAAGTTCCTGAACCTTTTACTCTTTCATTTAATTTTGTAGATCTAAATATAGAATTTACTATGAATGGATGTCCTAATGCAACTCTAGATGGTTCTAACAAATTTGTAATTAATGATTTAATTCTAACTCACTGTGAGATAGAAGGTTCATTATTAATTTTATACTTTTCAGCAGTAGGGGATGAAACAACTTCTTCTACTGTAAAATGTTCTGATAATTTTTCTTTTAAATCCATATTATTCTTTTTTAGTTGGCGGTTCTACGAATTCCGCTTTGTTATTATCTTGTATTTCTAAAAATTTAAAAACTTTAAGTCCTAATGCTTTATAATCTGAATCTTTTTTTGATAAATATGCTTTATTAGCCATTTTAATAAGAGTTTTAGTATTTGGTCTACTAAAAATTCTTTCTCCTCCATCTAATTCCATTTGAGTATCTCCTTTTTCATTTAATACTAACATTTTACTAATGGATTGTTTATCATCTGGAAATTCTAATTCATCTCCAATTTTAACTTCAGAATTTACATTTAATTCTAAAACAAATTTAACATCTTGACCTGTCATAGGAGTTTCAGAATTAGGTTCTCCTTTATGTATAGATGTAACTTCATAATCATCATTAATAAAAATTATATCTAATGCTAAAGGAGTATCTTTCATTCAAAAACTAACTTCATCAGGTTCATCATATACAAATAACATTCCTTCATTATTTGGAAGATACCTAGTATGTTGTAATCCATTTTCTTTTTCTTCTTCTGTTTCTGCTATTTGAACATTATATTCTTGTTCTCCAATTTTAATTTTCATTTTCTGTTACTTTATCAATTAAACCAGTATTATCTTCTATATTCTCCATTAATTCTTTTGAAAGTAATTTACCAGCTTCTATTGCAGATTCTAGTGTATTATTTTTTTTAAGTTTTTCAAGTTGATTTGTTAATGATAAATGAAGAATAACTTCATCACGTTCAATTTCTGCATGTTGAATAACTTCACCACCTACTGCTAATACTTTAGGAGTTTTACCATCTTTTTCAAATTCTAAAACATCTCCTTTTTTAGCTATATTAATAACAGGAATACCTTTTTTAGTCATTTCATCATTAGTATCTTCTAGATTATTTATTCTAGCATGTAATGCACCACTTGGAATAACATTTACATCTCCACCTTTTTTATCTAATTCAATTACATCTAGTGCAGAACCATGTTGACTGCTTTTAATATTTTTTGATTTATTTTTAAGTTCTTTAAGTTTTTCTAATTTAGAACCTCTTTTTGATAATAATACTTTTGATGGATCAAAATTATTTAAAACAGATTGATTATTAACTCCTGTATTTTGTATTGTTTGTGTTCTAGCTTGATCTTGAAATGCATTTGTTCTAAGATTAGTTGCTTTCTGTGCATTTTCACTATTAATTCTAGCTGTTTCTTTTTGTTTACTTTTCACTAAATCTTTACCGCCAAATAATTTACTAAAGAAATTAGATACTCCACCAATTTCAGTTTTTTTAGATACATCACTTGCACCATAAGCAGAACTTGCTGCACTTTGTGCTAATGCTGAACTTGAACCTGCAACTTTCTTTTTAGTCAATGAATTTACTAATCCAACAGGAGTTAATGCCATTACATCACTACTTAATAATTGATCTCCCACATTACTAGCATCATTAATAGTTGTTGCCCCGCCAGTTATAGCAGAAAGACCTTTATTTGCAAATCCAGCAACTTTCATAGCCCCACCAATTACGGGATTAACTGTCATCATAGTATCAGATATTGCATCTGTTGCTGTATTTAAAGCATTTGTACCTTGATTATTATTAGCATTTGGCATAGATGCAGATAAGTCTCCAGCAAGATTTCCATATTTAGATACACTACTTAAAAATGAATTTTTATTACCAGCAAGACGAGTTTGTCTTGCTGTATCTTCTGTTAATGCAGAATTAATAGGTTTAATTTCTGGTAAAGATGTTTTAAATCCTGATAAATCTATTGATAATTTTTTAGGTTGTACAGCACTAATTAAACTTTTATAATTATTACCTAAGATACTTCCAATATTATCTTGTGCAGAATCCCAAACATTACTAGTTTGTTGGTTATCTTTATATGGGGTTCCACCTCATTGATATTTTTTAATGTTATGCATAACTTATTGTAAAATTTGTTTTAATTGCTTGTATAATAGTTAAATCTTTTCCTGTATATTTAACTCTAATTTTTACATATTTATCTCTAATTCTTAATTCTTTACCTACTGTATAGTTTAAAATGCCATTTTTTAAATAAGCATATTTAAAAGTTATTGGTCTAATTTCTACATCTCAGACATCTTCTTTATATTGCATATTACCTTTTACTCTGCCATATTTTTTCATATTATTAGCATTTTGTTGAGTATGAATTCTGTCTTCATTTAATAGATCATCTACTCTTAATTCTACATTTGCAGAATTAGCTTCTCATAAACCATTAGATTTTCTAATTCTATTTAAGTATGGTAATTTAGGAAATTTATATAGATCATATAAAGTATCTTCTTTTGAGAAAGGTCTAATAAAATTAGGATATATTTGTTCAATTTCTGATAAATTTAATCCTAGAATGTATTTATATGCCGTTGGTAAGTCAACAAAATGAGAATTTGTAGTTGAATAAGATTTTACTTGATTATTTATTCAGATAATTAAATCTTTAATTTCAAATCAATCATAACTTTCCCCAACAATTTCAAATTCAAATGATTCAGGTTCAACTTTATTACTAATTAATTTTAAATTATTAAAAATCTTTTGTGCAATTGGTATATCTGCTACTACAAATTCAAATTCAAATGGGTGTAATTCGCCATACCAATTTGTAGGCATTATTAATCCTTGATTATCATATATACCAGATTGACCATGTTTTCAAATTTTATTATCAACAACTCCAGTAATTGGACTCATTAAACCATTGGTACTTTTTAAGATATTATTATTTGCATCTAATTTTAGATTATTCTTACTTGATTTTTTATCAAAAGTAAAAAATATATTATCAATATTAGCAGAATGACTTGGAGTTCATGAATAGAATGTAATAAATTTCTTAAGATTTTCATTATAACATAAATTTCATTCTTTAATTCCATTATAAAATGTAAATAATATATCTCCTTTATTTTTATTATAATGAGTTTTTACATTTTTTAATCCCATTGTAGGAATTTTATCAGCTTCTTTTAAATTTATATTATCATTTAAAAATTTTTGAACTTTTAAATCAGATATAGTTTCTAATTGTATATTCCCATCTCCACCAGAAGTAGCACATCAGATTTTTTTAGCTACTGTATCTAAACCATAGATACCTGTTTTTGTTTTAATAATTGATTCTTGTCATGTACTTCCAAATAAATCAGATATAACTCTTGGATTTTCAGGTAATACATTTGAAGTATTAATATAAGCATTTCCACCTGCACCTTCTGCAGCTATAGCCCTTTCATTTACAGGTATTAATAAACAACCATGTTCCATAGTACAAAATAAACTTCCATACCATTCTTTTAAATCTACTATAGATCCATATGTTTTAGTATAATCTTGATAATGCCCTCCTTCAAATACTCTATAACCATTTTTAAATGCATCTGTTACATGTATATCAGAATATAAAATTCTTGTATCAAATTTATTTTTAATAAATGGCACATCAGGTATAATAAAGTTTTTACGTTCTGATAATGTTAAATTAGCAGCTCCGTTTATTACAGAAGAATCTGGTAATTTAAATGGACCTTCTGAAGACATTGGTTGTAATGGGTAAAAACTACGTTTATGTCCAAATATAGCTTCTTCTGCAGTATTACTATAATCTATATCTCGCATAGATAAATTTATATTAGACATAACTTTAAAAGTAACTCATTGACCTAATTGAACACTATTTACATCTGCTCTATTTATTTTATCAGCACCTTTAATTTTATAGGAATCATCACCACCACCCAATAAAGAACTTACACCAGATCCTTTATTTGCATAACTAGCATCTGAAGGTTCAATAGGTGTATCAGTTCCTTTTTGTTTATAACTAATTAAAACTCTATTAGCAGCTAAATTATCTGCAACACCATCTTGATAAACAGTATAATTCTTTTTTCAAGTATTTACATCTATTATTTTAGTATTTGTTGGTAAATCTGGATCAATAAAATTACGATTCATTCTATGTGTAAAATTACAGACAAAACAATCACCTCTATATACATTTAAACCATTACTAATAAAAGTATCTCAAGAAAGTCTATCACTAACTGCAGAATATGGTTCAGATGAATCCATTCTTACTTTAAACATATTTAATTTATAGTCATCAGAATTACTAAAATCTATAGGTCTTACATTAAATATAACCCCTACATTGAAAATAGTCCCAAATTCTAATGATCCATTAGATAATCCAACATATGATCCATACATTCCTCTAATTAAATTAGAACTTGTTGTCAATGGATCATTTACTTTTGCAGCAGTTTCATTTAAATCACTTGGATCATCTTTAGTAGTTCATTGATTAGTTAAATCATTTGTTAATCAAGCTTCCTCTGCTTCTCCTGATTTTGCTGAAAAATAATCAGTACCATTTGTAGTTAATTTTAAACCATCTTTAACCATAGTTAATAATGATGATCTTATATTATCATTTGATAAAGTTACATTTCTATCTATTATAAAATTATTATTTACTTGTGTTAGTAATTCACTCTGTTCAAAAGCACTTGTTAATTTATATTCAGAAGATGTAAATAATTGACTAAATAATGATTCTCTTATTTCAGCTTCAGGAACTATAGCTGCTTTATTTGAAATATTAGTAGTTGTTAATTGTGTTGTCCCTAGTAATAATTTTGGGGTAAGAAATGATTGAGTAATACCTTTTCCATCTATTCTTAATACTGGAATATTTCCATAATCTTTTTCTGTTTTACTAATATTTAATCCTTGCGCATATATAGTAGGAATACGTTCTTGTCTAACAATAAAAAATCCTTTAGTATATTTTTTTAATTCTGTTATAGTTTCAGAAGATATATTAAAACTTAATCCAATTGGTTTTACACCATCAGAAAATATCACTTGTTCTTTATTTAATTTAATAACTCCTTTTGAATTTTCAAAAGTATTTAATTTATTTACTAAATAATTTGATTCATCCACATTTATATAATTACGTATTAATTTAGTTTCATCTGTAAATACAGAATAATTTTGATAATTATAATTAGTAAAATCTAAACCTCTAGTATTAAAAACTGGTGATAATGTATAATCATTTAATAAATATACAATACCTAATCTATAATATTCTTCAGGTCATAATCCTAAATTGTAATAAATATTTTTTGTATTATAATATTCAAATAATTTTTGTCCTGATTTATCATTATAACTACCATCTAAATTACCAATAGATTCTTTATTAGCTAATTTAGGTATAAATTGTAAACTTAAATCTTCTAGTTCTTGATAAGGTATTTCAGGTTTAAATATATTTCCAAAAAATAACATATTCTGACATTGAGCTTGTGCTTTAACAGAATTTGCAATTTCATATAAAGGATTTATATCAGTTAATGATATATCTATAACATTTTCAAATCCACTTATTAGTATTTCAGCGATATTACCATTAATTACATATTTATTATCAATTAAATGTGCTGTTGTTACATCTTGTTGACTACTATCAGATGTTGTTCTTGTATAATACACTTTAATAAAATCAAAAGAAGTATCTAAATTAGTAAGTTTAAATTTAATTGCTTTTTTAGAATCTTCATTTTGCATTCCCATTCGTATAGAGAATGGATCATTAAGATTACCAATATGACAAGTTACTAGACCAGATTCTGATATAAAATCAGTTTCATTTCCATCATTATCAGTAAATTTAAAATAAAAATGATAACCACCACATTTCATTTTACCATTAATAGTTAAACCTTCAAATTCTAATGAAGGAATTTGATTAATAGTTTTATATAATCTAGTATCAAGATCTAATTGCAAATCTTCATATAAATTAGTATCTTTATTACCTTTATGATCTATAATTGTATATGTATTATTTTCTTGAACTGAAAATCTAGAATTAATTAATTTAGGTTTTATCTTATCATTATTTATTATTAAATTAACACTCCCATCAAAAGAAGGTTGAATTTCTATATTAATAGGTGAATTTAAATCTAAATCTAAATTTGAAGTTGTAAAGTTATTTATAACTCCATCATTAGTTAATAAATTTCTTAAAGGATTATAAACATTTGATAATGTACCTTCTTTTGGAATATAAGATAAATATAGTTGTTTTTCTATAGATAAATTTGGTAGATTTTTCATAATTAAACTATATTTAGAGTTCTCACTGTTATTAAATCAGATTCATGTGGTGTTAATACAGCAATATTATTATCATTTATTGTAAAAGTCCCTATTTGTTCATAGTTACTTATATCACCTGTATAATTAATATATTTATAAATAGCTTGTTTTAACCCACTATTTATGATAGATACATTATTTTTATCTAATTTTATAACTAGGTTATTTAAGTAACCAAAACTTCCAATTAATGGATGTATTTTATAACCAGATGTATTACCATAAGTTAAATTTATAGGAGTTGATAGAGTCATTTCTGATGTTACATTTGTAGAATCAATATCATCATAGTTTACATCTATTTGTAGAACATAACTATTATCTTTTTTTCCATCATCCTGAAATGCAAAGGAGGTTCCGAAATTATAATAATTAGCATTATGAACTCCTGTAAATGTGTTCATTGCTAAAATTAAACGTGCATCATTATTTATAAATAAAGAATAAGTTACACTCCCAGTAAAATCACCTGAATCGGGTGCTATCATATTTAATGCTAAATTAGGAATTGTAATAGTTTTTTCAATATTAGATATTGTTGTTATTGTAAATGCATCTGTTACTAAACTAATTGTAGATCCAGTACTATTAACTACAGATGGGTGTGTTAAATTATATAAAAATAAATATGTACTAAGTTTGGTATCATCAATTAGTTCAGCATAACTAGGATCAGGTACAGTTATAAGAGCTAAATAAGGTTTTAATCCCCAAGTTAATGCATCTTTTGATAAATCTATTCTATCACTTATTATAAATTTTGTAAATTCATAATCATAATAAGAATTAGATGGTATTATTGTATATTCCATAGTTTTATTCTTATTTGGAATAGCTATTTCAAATTTTCTTGGAATTACATTATTAATATCAGATACAATATTAGTTGCAACAATTGAATTACTATCAGTAAGTAATCGATGTCCTATAGTTGTTGTTGTATTTTCTATTATAAAAGGATTAGATACATTAGATGAATCTAAGGCTCCAGTTATATTATCATATATATGATAAATCATACTAATTTTATTACATTTAAATAAACTAGGATGTTCTATATAAAATCCATCAAAATTTACTGTATAACTTTGATCTACATTTACATATTTTAAAATTGGAAAATAATTTCCATTATTGTCTGATTTAATATGAAATTTATCAATACTTTCTAAATCAAATCTAATACCTAATATTCCAGATTTAATATTTTTATACCTTTGAGTTAAATTTGCTGTAATATATTCTTGAAATGTATTAGATATAGGTTTTGATAAAAACCAGAAATTATCTGTAGATTTATTATCATAGTATTTTTGAATTGAAACTTTATCAGTTATATCTATTTCACCTGAAGCAGTAATACTTATAAGTTTTGGAATGTAGTAATTTCTATTACCAATTAAATTACTTATTAATGGTTTTTCAGTTGTTTCATCTAAATTTAATATAACCATAAAAGGTTCTCCAACAGAAAGTTCATGATCTGATAGATAAATAGTTTTTCCAGTATTATTAATATCTGTACTAGGTATAAATTCTCCTGGAATAATTACTTGTTTTGTAATTATATTTGATGGATCTGGTGTAGTTGATATTATAGTTGCATCCAAATAATTTGGACTAGGAAAACTACCAATTTCAGTTTTACCTTGTGAAGGACTATATGATACTATATAAACAATACCTCCAGATTCTTTAACACCTAATGGGATAAATCCATTTGATAATTTAGCATCACCAATTGTAGTATTGCCCATATCATTTTGTAATATAAGTTCATTACCATTCATTGTTAAAAGTGATCCATTAAGACAATCTGTGAGTACTGTTTTAGGTGTAGTTATTGGATTTAAGTCACTGATAAGTCCACCAGTGAAACTTGAGATTGTTTCTTGTCCCATATTTTTATTTCGTTTATCCCAATATACTCTAATTCTTTAGTTATAAAATTATTAATTATAAATTTATAACCACAATCTATTGGGTATTTAATTTTAAATACATGCTTTATTGCATGATCATGTTCTATTTCTTTAAAAACTTTATAGAAAAATGTTCTACCAATTTTTATATTTTTTATCTTTTTATTCAATAATTGTTTATTAATATCCTGATATTTTTCCTCATTAACCCCAAAATAGTAATAACCATCTCATTCAATCTTCTTTAATCTATATAACATCCTTTCCTTCATTCTTCATTTGAAAAGTCCTCTATTATAATGTTTTAAAGGGCAATATCCTAATTGCCCAGTAAACATAGTATATTTTGTTGTCATATCATCTTTAATTAGAACATCACAACCCATTTTATTTACAAAGTGATACATTCTAAATCCAAATGTAATGATCTTTTTAATTTCTTTCTCTGTTAACTGTGGAAATTGATTATGAACTATTTGTATATAATCTTCAATTGTTTTTACCATTAGTTATAGTTTTTTCCATTATTTGTGTGCTCAGTTATTCTATTTTTTAAAACCTTACTAACTTTAATAGGTTTTAATTTTCAATAACCAGTACGTTTTGCTCTATAGACAAGTTGATTTCCTGTAAAATGAGATGTAGTTAAATTTATATCTTCAAATGCTCCATTTTGTCTAGCCTTTTTAAAATCATCTCCTGTAATACTTGTCATTTCAATATATGCTTCAGTATTAACTGGTAATTGAAAAATAACATTATTATCTATAATATCATTAAGAATTTGCAACATACAATATGTAAATATCTTACCACAGACTTTTTTCTTACTTTTATCTCATAATTGAGATTGTGGAGTAGTTATATTTTCTAATTTAAAAGTAGTATATAATTCTTTAGGAGATATTCCATATCCTGTTGCATAATTCATAATTTTTTATTCTTTAATTAAAGTTCAATATAATTTTCATCATTTAATACTACTACTGAATTGGTTTGAAACTTTTTCCGTACATTTTTCTATTCCAAGATGTATTAGCATCTAAAATTTCATTCATTTCATTTTGTGAAATAGTCATTGGAACTCTTGCAGCACTACAAGCTTTATCCCATAACTGTTTATCAAGCATAGCCATTTGTTGAGTAGCTTGATCATGAGTTTGTCTAGCCTTTTTAAAACCATCAGTATATACAATATATAAAGCAATTGCATCTACTTCTTTAATATTTAAATAAGGTAATCCATCTTCATCTGCATAAGTTCCTTTATATAATATATTAACTACATTATATGGTTCTGTGAATGTTAAAGTATTTCCAACTTGTCTATATTTTAAAAATTTTCCTGATATATAAAGATCATTTGTTCCATATTTTTCAAATTCAATATGATTTTCTGTAGGCATACTTAATATTCCTGGAAAATTTTGAGTTGGACTAGTTTTTTGATAATCTTCATAATTAGCAGTAACTGTTTCTATAGAATCTACATTACAAGGTAATTCAATAGATCATCCTCCAATTGTATTAGGTTCTGGTTTTAATTGAATACTGTATATTCTAGATTGCCTATTTCCTATTTTATTTCAAGCCACCATACCTAGTGTCTCAAATAAATCTTCATTTATTTCGACTCCATATACATCATATAAATGTGAATATGCAGTATAAAAGTTTAGTGTATTATCCATTTTAATGTGCTACTTGAGTATTCGGTTGAGGTTGAGCTACCATTTGTCGGTAGTAGTATAATTTTTCTTGCGTAAGTCTTTTTCTTACTTCTTTATTTATAAATGTCATATTATCAGAATCTTCTGTACAACATGAATATTGTTCTACTTGCCTAGGATCTTTAAAAATACCTATAATAGTTAATTGTTTTAATAAAGGAGCATTAAAAATTCAACAATCATATAAATTATTTTTATTTGGAGTAGTTTCAATATAAACATAAGGTTTATCCGCACCTCTAAATTTGGTTTTATGATATTTAAACATTCTATTAGTATAAGCCTTAAAATGTATCATTTTATCTGTACTTCCTAAAAATCCAATTGCTTGTTCTCCAAAATCATTAACTAATTGTGGTATTTCAAAATGAGAGATAGGTTTGCTGTGATTATTGATTGCAATACAGCATTTATCTAAACTCATACAATCGACTTGTATGCAATTTATTGAATCCATTAAATCTCTAATAGGTAAAAGATTTTTAGTAGAATATTCTTTTATAACTTGTAAACGTGTATCTACTACATCATCTTCTAATTGATCCATAGATATTGCAGGAGTAGATCTTAAACCTTCTAATCCACCTACTACATCATTTCAGATTGCAGATGCTTGTTTTTGTATAATCATAGTTTAATTTAAATAAAAAATTGCGAACAGGAAGTTCCCTGCCCGCAATTTAGTGGTGATTAGAAAATGTTAATATTAGGCAATTACATTGATTGTAATAGTTCCTGTATTTCCAAGTGAATCAGTAACTGTAACAATGTTTGCGCCTGGTGCTAAAGCAACACTAGTTACACCATTAGCATTTACAGAAGCAAATTTAGTTGCATCAGACACTGCATAAGTTACTGCACCAACTGCACCTTGAGGTGTTAAAGTAGTAAAGTCTCCTACAGCAATAGTTGTATCAGGAGTAGTTACAATGAATTCATTACCAGTAGCAGGTTGTGCATTAAGTATAGTTAATCCAGCAGTTGTCATAGCTGATTCAAAAGCTGTAGTTACAGTTGATAATACATAGAAAATAGCAGTTACAATAGATGTCATTTCTTGACCTACTGCTCCCATTCCTGTAACACTACGTTTGATAGCACTACGAATAGAATATTGTGTATATTGTCCACCTGCAGCAGGAAGTTCTTCTTGACCAATTGCAGTCCAATTAGTACGATCAATAGTTGGTAAACGTAAGTTTTTAGTCAACCATGTAGTTGTACCAAATCCTTGTTTTCCAGCTGTTACTGCACCAGTTGCAATTAAATCTTGATAAACATTATAGTTATCATAACCAGTAAGAACTGCTCCGTTAACTACTGTTCCATCAAGTAAAGTTTGAATTTCTGCTTTTTTGAAACGTTGATATTCTGTACCTGAAGTTATTGTTATAACTGCACCTGCATTACTAACAGTAAATAAAGAGAAACCAGTTACAGTTGCTTCTTTTAATACAGCTGTTGTAAATAAAGTTGCTAAGTCTGCTGCTACTGTTGTAGCTGCTTTAACTTCATAGAAGAATCTTTTTGAACGAACTACAAAATCATTTGCATATTCTGAATTAGCTGAACCAGATAATTTAATATCTAAAGCTAAACGATAGATTTGACCAACTACAGGATTACCCGTAATAGTAGTTACTAAAGTTTCTTTAACAGCAGCTGAATAAGGATTTTTAAATACACTTACTACTTCTGAAGATTTATAATTACCTGCACGTAGTACACTAAAAGTGTTACCATTTGCGAAAAATTTAGTAGCACCACTTGAATCTACATTTGAATTAATAATGGTTTCTGTTGTGAATTGAAACATATTGTTTTTTTTTATTTTTGTTAATAGAGTTTCCTCTTAATCTTTTAATGTACTAAATAATAGTACGAATCTTATCTTTTTCCTTGAGGTTGTTGTTGTGCAGGATTAGCTATTGATTGGTTTATAGGAATAGTCGTTTGTAATCTTTGATCACCGGCATTTTCCATTAATAAAACAACTAATTCATTTACAATTTCTTGAACTACATAATCAGGAAATTCTAATATTTGAGAAGTATCTTCTACTGCATCAACTTGATCTGGTGTTAATCTTATATATTGAGGAGTTTTTAAATAATCTACATAAACACTTGTTGGTTTAAAAACAGTATCATCTTTTCCAAAACGAAGTTCCATTCTTACAGCATTAGTGTTTCCATATCTCATTTCTTCTTCTTTTTCTACTAAATTCATATTAAAATCTGGATCAACTTTATTTAAATTTAAATAAGCATATATATCACCTATAAAAGTAGTTTGCGAATTTGAATAAGTATCTAATGTAATTACAAGTTCTGTAACTTCAAGTATTCTTGCTGTTAAAGCTGGACCACCAGTTGCTATATATACCAAATCATTAATTTGTAAACCATCAGTAATAAAATTTCCTGTAGTTCTTGTATATGTAGTAGGAGTTTTTAATAATACATCTTGTCCTCCTACTGTAAAAGTTCCAGTAATAATTTTTCTCGTAATTGGTTCAGAAGTATAATAATATGTAGTTTGATTTGTTTTTCCTACAGTATTTATTTTATAATATCCTTTCAATGTTAAAGGCCCTATATTTGAAATATCAGTAAAATTATCTACTACTAAAGGTTTTTGAGTATCTTGTGTAGGAAATGTATTTTGTATATTTACATTATGAATATAGAAATAGGGGTTATTATATGTAGGTCTCATATAATAATTATTTATAACTTGTGATCACATATCCCCTGTTAATCGTTTAGCCCCAAATTGTATATACGTTCCTTCATTATAACATTTAAATCGTTTTTTAACATTATATTCAACTAAACAATTTAAAATATGAAAATAATCATCTGGCAGATTTACCTCATATGTTGCTTTAAATAATTGAGAATTTGATACTGCTGTTGACCCCGAACCAGAAATAGTAGGATATACATTTTGTAATTTTGGAGTTAAAACAGCAGTACTTTTTAACACTCTTAAATCATCTGATTTCTGCTGATTTATATCATAAGCATTATAACCTTTATTAATAAAAACATTAATAGCTTTATTGATAAAATAATTATAATCCTCTAATAATAAACTTGGAGCACCAGTTTTATTTACCTCTGTTAAAGCTGCTTCGAATACTTGGTTTGCTGTCATTGGTTAATTAGGTTAATGAATGATATTATTTTTTAGAGATTGGTTTCTCTACTTTATTATAATTTGGGTATGTTTCAGAGTTAATTTCTGCAACTAATTTAGCATTTCCTTGTTGTTTTAACCATGCAATAGCTGCATTTTCAGTTACACCAAGATTTACATAATCACCATAGGTATAAATACCTGATTTAATTAATATAACTCCTGCTTTTAAAGCATCAATTAATAACATACGAATTTCTGTATCTGTACCTGTATACAAATCAATAATTTTATTTGGGGTTTTTTCTGCAATACTTAATAAGTAATCTTCAACATCACTGTAATGTGCACTACCCATTTCTTTACCAAGTAATTTACATTTTGTAACTCTACCTTCTTGTGAATCTTCTAAAACAAAATTTTGAGCTTTAATAACTAAACGTTTTTTAGTATTTTTAATCTTAGTATCTTCTCCTGGACGTTGTATATATAAATCTGCAATTCCATATCTTTTTTGACCACCATCAATAAGGAATTCACCTTGTTCATTAGTAGCGGTTCTCTCTTTTGCAATCAGTTTAGAATATTGAATAGCTTCCCATCTTGCTTTTTGATAATCATTGTCTAAATCGAACATAGTTCCATCAACTATTTCAATTGCTTCATCAGCGGCAATAAATATTGCACCTTGACTCATCTCAGTTCTATCTTTTTCAGATAAAATCATATCCCCATTTGAATTTATTGGTTTTACATGTGCAGGTAATTGACCAGTTTTTGGATTAGGACATGGTTGGATAAAGAATGATTGTTCAACTTTTCCAAATACACTTCTTATAATAATAATATTATCATTCATATTAATTCATTTTTAATTTAAGTAGTAGTTAAACTACATATCTATTTTTTATATTTTATTATCTAATAAATATAACTGCTACACGATTTATGTAGCAGTTATATTTTAATTTTGGATTATTTAAACTTAATCCTAGTTTTGCATAAGTACGAAGCTTCTGTCAGTGTTGTTATCTTAAAGGCTCTTTATCCCTTAATTCAATGGCTTCTTTTGTTATACCATTGCTCAGACTATATCATCCTCTCTAAATAAAGAGGTCGGGCACTCGTGTTAGGATTATTGTTTACTATACTCACCTATTAGTCGTTAGCGGTTTTTGGTACTTTAATTAGTTTTCCCAAACTTCCGACGGGATTGACCACTTCTGGTTATTCCCCGTTTTCACCCAATTTGCAATCATTGTTACCAATGAAGGCCGCATCATTAATGCATTCTACTTTGTATCGTTTTTTATATAAAGTTTTATTTTTTTCAGCATAACGTAAACTTGTATAAACTAAATTATGTTCAGCGGCAAATGACTTTAAACCCATAACCCATTGTTCATTAGTAATTGTATCTATAATTAATTTCTTAACTTCTTTAGCAATTCTAAGTTTTTCTTTAGTTTCATCTGTTATTACTCTACCTTTTTGAGCTTTACACATCTTTTCTCTAGTTTCTTCTGTAATAGTACGTCCTTTAAGTGATTCAGAAATTTGAAATTTAACTTCATCTGTATGATGTTTACCAAACATACCATTTCTTTCACCACATAATTTCCGTTTATTTATATGTTCCTCAGATTGTTTTTTACCCAACCAACTAGGAATTGAATCATATAAAATATTGATACATAAAGAATTATGTTCATTCTCTTTTAATAATATAACTTCATTAATATCTGCTTCTTCTCTCGAAGGAAATTCATTTAGAATCTCCTTCTTAAGATTTTGTTTATTATCTTTAATATATTCCTTAGTCCAAACTTGACTTGAACCCATATATCTATCTTTTTTTACTTCACAATCACAACTTCTTACACCTAAATAATATTCTTTAGTTATTACATTGGTAATTTTATATAAATAGTGATTATTTTTAATTTTGTATTTCTCCATATTTATTTTAATAATATGCAAAGTTACGAAACTTATGTGGTAAAACAAAATGATTTAGAATATATTTTAAATATTACTATAATCAGATATTTAATCAAATATTTCTATATTGATTATGATTGACAAAGTACGAACGCTCTATACGGTGTAAATACCCCAATACCTGCAAATCCACTATTGATTAATTTGCTACCTGCAACTGGAGTAGAAACTACACCTGAAGTTGCACCATCAAGACCACCAACACCAGCTAAAGTATTACTTGTAAATTCAGCGCCTTTTAAAGAGAATAATTGTAATGCTGGTTGACCACTTGCTTTATCAGCAGTTAAATCTACTAAGATTGCATAACCTTTATTTGGATATTCACGAGATAAAGCACGATCTACTTTGAATACGATTGTGTTATTTAAGAATTCATAAGAACTATAAGTAGCACCAACTTTAATAGTTTTCCCTTCTGCTTGTGAGTAGATGTAAGAATTTAATACTTTGAAGTTGTTTAAGTATTCAGCTAATGTAGTTTGAACATCAGCATAAGCTACCTCATTACATACAAATACAAATGTATTTCCACCTGGAGAAGAAGCTTTTTGAGTCATTGTAGTAATGGCTTTATTAAATACAGCTACACTTAATTTAGAGTAATTATATTTACCTGCAAAACG